CTGGGAACGTATTTCTATTAATACATTTTTAGGCATCTGTCGGTCTTTGTGGAACTGGGTTTTATTAGACGGCAGAAACATTTTAGGTGTGGGCACAAACCTTAAATTTTATCTTGAGAATGGTGGTGCTTATAACGACATCACACCCCTTCGAGCTACCAGCACAATCAATACAAATCCTTTTGTGGCTACAAACGGCTCTGCCGTTATTACGGTTACAGACACCGCCCACGGTGCGTCAATTAATGATTTTGTAACTTTTAGTGGTGCAACTGGTTTGGGCGGCAATATAACAGCGGCTGTTCTTAACGCAAACTATCAAATTTTAAACGTTATTGACGCTAACACTTACACATTTACAGCTACGGCTACAGCCAACGCATCAGATGTTTCTGGTTCTCCCGGAGGAGGCGCTTCGGTTGTTGCGGCGTATGAAATAAATGTTGGCCCTGCCACTCAACAAGTATTAACAGGGTGGGGCGCTGGCGGCTGGGGTTTAGGTACATGGGGTAATGGCGCTCCCGTAGCCACTGTTTTTGGTGCTTTAAGATTATGGAGCCAGCAAAATTTTGGCGAAGATTTGGTATTTAATCCTCGCGGTGGGGGCTTGTATTACTGGGAGGCACCTACATTAACAACCCGTGGTGTGCTTCTTAACTCTCTTGGCGGCACGGTAACCTTTACTAACGCTTCTCCTACCGTTGTAACCTCAACTGTTGCATACACGGAGGGCGCGGCTTTGCAGTTTTCTGGCGGTTCTTTGCCAATAGGCGTGTCTGCGGCTACAACCTTTTTTGTTTTTGAGGTAAACGGCNTAACATTTAATTTGCTTGATTCCTCAGGTAACGTAGTTAATACGTCTAGCTCAGGCACAGGTTCCGTTTCTTTAATTGTAGACGTGCCCACGGTCGTCAACACTTTAATTGTTTCAGACACCTCACGTTTTATTTTGACATTTGGCGTAAATGATTACGGCAGTGCAACATTAGATCCAATGTTAATCCGTTGGTGCGGGCAAGAGGATCCTTTCAATTGGACACCTACAGCTACTAACCAAGCGGGAAGCGTGCGTTTATCCAACGGTTCTGAGATTGTTACTACAATACAAACGCGTCAAGAGATTGTTGTGTTTACAGACTCCGCTGTATATTCTTTACAGTATCTTGGACCGCCCTTTGTTTGGGGATCTCAACTTCTTGCAGACAGCACTTCTATTTACGGACCGAATGCGGCAGCCGTGGCCTCAGGTGTGGTGTATTGGATGGGGATAGATAAGTTCTATGTTTATGATGGCCGGGTTCAAACCCTTAACTGTGATTTGCGCCGGTTTATTTTTAGTGACATTAACAAAAATCAGAACCTGCAAGTCTTTGCTGGGGTCAATGAAGGTTTTAATGAGATATGGTGGTTCTATTGTTCAGAATCTAGTACGACCATTGACCGCTACGTTATTTACAACTATCAAGAAAAAATCTGGTATTACGGCACGATGGCACGNACAGCGTGGCTTGATTCAGGTTTGCGTGACTATCCGTTGGCTGCTACATACCAGCCAAATAATACGGGCAANATNGTGGAGCACGAAAACGGTNTGAACGACAACGCAACAGGCACTGCAATAGCTTTAAATGCTTTTATTTCCTCATCGGAACTGGACATAGGTGATGGCCACAACTTTGCGTTTGTATGGCGCGTGTTGCCTGATCTGACGTTTGGGGATTCTACGAATACGCCTACGGGTGCTGTTCCTGCGGTTACCATGACTTTGTTTGGATTGTCCAACTCTGGTTCGGGTACTACCAGCAACGCGTCAGCTTCTGTCCTTAAGGGCAGTACCTACGTTATAACCGAAGAATTTACTGGCCAGATATTTACGCGCATGCGCGGGCGGCAGATGATATTTAAAATTGACTCAAATCAGTTAAATACACAGTGGCAGCTTGGCTCTCCTAGAATTGACATCAGAGCTGATGGGAGGCGGTAAGTGGCTGAACTTAATGTCCGTCCTCCTAATCTGCCTTTGGCATCCGATGAGTATGACCGCAGGTATCAGGATCAATTAAACAATATCTTGCGTTTGTTTTTTGCGCAGCTTAATAATCCGGGGGACATGGGCGGAACGTCGTTGAATTTGAACCTAGACACGCTGCCCACGGAAGCTGACCTGCCGACTTTACGGCTAGGTGATGTGTACCGCGACACACAAGATGGCATACAAGCAACAAGTCAAATGCTTCGCATAAAGACGTCTACGTAATACAATTGAACAAATACCTTTTCCCAAGGAACTGACATGGCCACAGCACCCCAAACCGCAATGGAAATGCCTCAACAAGGCGCAAATCCTTTTGCCGATCCCAATACGATGGCCGTTTATGACCAGATGCGTCAGTCTGTGTCACCTAAACAATTTGGTGATGAGATGTTGGCGGGTGCCTCGCAAATCGATCCGCGGGCCACGGCCCAATTTATGGATGACTTAAGCCAGATTGATTTGTCTCCAGAAGATCTGGAAATGCTCAACAACATGGTTGATGAGATTCTGGCCAACCCAGAGCAGTATGCCGAGGTCCGTGCAAAGTATTTAGAGATGGGTGCGCCGGAGGAGTTGTTGCCCGAGCAGTTTGACCCTCAGTTCTTTGCTGCAATGAACATGGCCGTGGACCAGTTGATTGCAGAGCCTGCCGGTGTTCAATCGTTTGCCATGGGCGGTATTGCAGAGCTTAAGCCAATTGCCAAAGCGATTGCCAGTTATGGCCGCAACGGTGACACCATGCTGGCGCACATTACGCCTGCAGAAGCGCGCATGCTGCGCCGCCGTGGTGGCTCGGGCACTATCAATCCTACTACGGGCTTGCCTGAGTTTTTCTTGAAGAAGGCGTTTAAGAGCCTTGGCAAAGCCATTAAGAGTTTTGCAAGCAGCACCGTGGGCAAGATTGTTACCACCGTGGCCCTTGGCTTTTTCTTAGGCCCTGCTGCTGCTAGTTTTATGGGGGTTACCTCTGCTGCCGGAATTGCGGCCGTCACTGGTTTTGTAGGCAGCGCAGGATCTACGCTTCTTGCCGGCGGTAACATTGGCGATGCTTTAAAAGCTGGTGCAGTTGGCGGTTTGACGTATGGCGCAACAGTGGGTATTACGGGCGGTGCTGAGGCATTTGCTCCGGGACTTGAGACAACCCCCGGACAAGCGTTCCAAGGTCAGTTAGACAAGGTGAGTAACGTGTTCAGCGCGCCTACAACCGCGGCTCCTGCTCAGATTGCTACTGATGTTACACAAGCTCCATACAAGCCTTTGGAAATGACAGGCACTCCATCAAAACCGTTTGATGCGTATTTTGATTCACAACCTTCGGCCGCGGCAACTGACGTTGCTGATTCTGCATTACAAGCAAAGAGGGTGACACTGACACCAAATCCTCAAACAGGGACTCTTGAAATACCTGCCGGATCAGAGGTTCGTCCATTTACCACCCCAGATGGAGCTACATCATATGGAACGTTTCCTAAGGATGCATATACAGGTTCGTTAAAACCCCCTGTTGGCGGATTGCAGCCTAATATTGCGGTGCCTGATATGCCAGCAGGGACACAACTAAGCAGAATGCCACAAAGCATGCTTAGCCCTTCCGCTTCATTACCTACTATCTCTGGCGTTGCACCCCCTGCTGCACCTCCTGTACCTACTGTGGGTAAAGCTTTTAGCACCATCGGTGAGGGCCTAGGTATTGGTGAAGGTAATTCATTTAGCTTTGACAAGCTAATGCAGGGCGGCAAAGAGTTGTTCTCGCCAAGCTTGTCAAATGCCGAGCTTGCAAAAACTCCTGAGTATACGAATGCAATAAATAGCGGAAAAACCGTAACTCAGGCTTTGGCAGATGCAGCTAAATTAAATGCTCCTGACTTTTTTAGATCCTACGGCCCTGCCACTTTAGCGGGCCTTGGCACGTTAGGCTTGATGGGTGGTTTTAGTCCTAAGCCTATTGAAGAATCTGCTCAGAGCAAAATGCTTAAAGGCGGCCCCGGCTCGGCAGAAGATTTACTGAGCAAAAACCCATCACAGTTTTATGTACAGTATTTGCCCGGTGTGCAGTATTACAACGGCTCCCTTCGTAGACCTCCCGGCATGGCAACAGGCGGTATTGTTGATGCAATGCCAATGAACTATGCAATCGGTGGTGGCGTAGACAAGCAGCTATACGATGTTTACACATCAACAACTTTGTCTGAAGCAGACAAAGCCACAAAATTAAATGCAATTATTGCAGCTAACAATGTCACAGCCGACGAGATTAAAACGCGTTTTAATTTATCGGATAAAGACATCTCGTACATTGACAATTCAGCAGGGGTTAATTACGCCGCCCCCGTTCAAAATAGCGGAGGCATTACTACTGTCTTAAACCCCAGTGGAGAAGCATACAGCGCAGCAGATACCGCGATGTATAACGCTTTCCGCGCAGGAGACTACGGTCTATTAAACGGTTTAATGGCCACTTACAGTGTCACGCCTGCTTACATTAAAACTAAGTTTGGTCTGTCAGATGCGGATATCAACTACATTACCGGTCAAGGCGGTAAATTCTCGGCAACAGGCCCCGCTGCATTGAAAAATACGGGCACTGGAACTTCCACTATTTTCTCTAATACACCCGGATTTTCCTTAACTCCCGGTGGTTTAAAAACAATGCCAAAAACCACAGCAGGTGGCACACAAGTGCCTACCGGTGGAACCGGCTCATACCCTGCGATTGATGATTTGCAGTTAGCTGCGGGCATGGATGCCAACAACATTAGCCCACAAAAAATGGCAATTGCTTCTGGCGTAAGTGTGCCTGAGGCAACTACTCGNTATTACAACGCNAAGAATGAAGCTCTTTTGGGCAACTTTACAGTTGANCCAGCCACGGGTAGACGTACCCCCATCGCGGCCCGCGCGCCTGTGGCACAGCCCTACAACAACGCTGTTGCTTTGGCTTCGGGCTTATCTCCAACAGGCCCATTAGGCGAGTACAGCACACGCAATGTAACGCCCGTTGTGCCTGACACAGTAACCGGCGGAATTACAACTCTTCCAGATGTAAGTTTTAGTCGCCCCGGCGTTCAACGTGCAATGCCGTTGTTTAAAACAGATGGTACTTTGGGTGCATATCGTGATCCCAATACGGCTACGCAGTACACACCCTTAGAAAGTCGTTTGTATGATGCTTTTACAAGCAAAAACACACCAGAGTTAAACAATCTTTTATCTCAATTTAACGTCAGTGCGGGCGCTATTGAAAATCGTTTTGGATTAACTCCCGCAGATACTGCATCTATGGCGCAAAGTGGAGTAAAGTTTTTTACGCCTCCCGCAGCCAATACAAGCACTGCTCCTAAATTATTAAACATGGGCGGTATTGCAGGTTTAGCTCAGGGCGGTTATCCTAGGAAAACTGGTCAAATCAACGGTCCGGGGACCGGAACCTCTGATTCAATCCCTGCAATGCTGTCTGACGGCGAGTTCGTAATGACTGCCAAAGCTGTTCGTGGAGCAGGCAAAGGCGACAGACGGGCTGGAGCAAAACGCATGTACGCTCTTATGCATCAACTTGAACAAAACGCAGCACGAGGTTAAACCATGGCAGATCCCGCAATCACAGGCGAATCAACAACGATACAACGCGAAGCGCCGCTAATTGAAGCCTACAAAACAGGCTTATTAGAAAGCGCCAAAAGTCAAGTCGATGCAACGAATCGGGCCGCAACCGAGGGCCGATATTTAACCCCCGATTATCAAATTGCGGGGATGAGTCAAAACCAGATGAATGCCCTGAATGCAGGGGCTGCTGGTATTGGTGCTTATCAGCCTTATTTGACAAATGCTGTTAGACAAATGACGGGGGGACAGCAGTTATTAGGGCAGGCTACTGATGTTTTACAGGGTGCTGATACCCGTAATCAATTTAACGTAGCACAGGCTTTGACCGGGATGGCCGCCCAAAACACGTTGGGTGCGGCACGTCCTATTAATGAGCAGCAAATTGCTCAGTACATGAACCCCTACATGAATATTGCTTTGCAACAGCAATTAGGGGAGATGAACAGGCAAGCGGCTATTCAGGGTCAGAATCTGCAAGGGCAGGCCACACGAGCCGGTGCTTTTGGTGGTTCCCGTGAAGGTATTCAGCGCGCTGAGTTGGGTCGTAGTTTGGCCCAAACACAAAATCAAGCCATTGCAAACGCTATGCAGCAAGGTTATGGCCAAGCATTAGGCACTGCACAGCAGCAGCAGCAAATACAAATGGGTGGTGCAAACCAGTTGGCAAACATTGGCGCGGGCATTGGTTCTTTAGCCGGTCAGCAATTTGGTTTGGGTTCTCAGTTGGCTCAGGGTCTTGGTTCTTTGGCCGGCCAGCAAGCAAATATGGGCGCGCAAGTGGCGGGTCTTGGTCAGCAGGCACAGGGTCTTGGTCAGCAGGACGTCAATTTCTTGTACAACTTGGGTGCGATGCAGCAAAAGCAATCTCAAGCCGAGATCGATGCTTCACGCCAAAACGTTATTTCACAGAACATGCAGCCTTATCAGCAGTTGGGCTTCTTGTCCGACATCTACAAAGGTGCGCCGTCCACACAAATGGGCGTTACAACGGCATCACAGGCTACTCCAAGTCCGTTCCAACAGATTGCTGGTTTGGGAATAGCTGGTTTAAGCGCCGCCGCTGCGGGTTCCCGCGCTGGAATTCTTTAAGGATATATTATGAAGAATGAAATTTTAGAGCGTGCCATGTTTGCGATGCCCTTGTCAAAGGACGCACGCAACTC